ACATCATACTCGATTACAATTAATGGAAGCAGATGTTGAAGATAACACAGAGTTTAGAATAAAATGGCCGAGAGGTTTAATGGGTTCGTTGCCCGCTGATTCTGAGCAGTTCATGCTTATCGAAGATTTGTATAAACAAGTAGAAAAAATGCAACAAACACAAGAAATGAATATGACTAATAAAGTTAATATAGAATTCTTAATGAAGCAATTAGATAAGGCTCAAAAAGATATAGAAAAATTAAAAGACAAACAACGGGAGTTTGCTAATGGAAACGGTCATTAGTAGTGTCGTTGCTCTCTGTATGTTTATAGCAGGAGAGCTTAAAGAACATAGAATAAAAGAATCTATGTCAGATTGTTTGAAGGGAAAACGCCTTGCGGAACGTGATGTAAATGTTAATATTCAGTACATGTGTGGGACTGTAGATGCAGAGCTTGAAAAAAATATAGATGGCAGTATAAGTATAAAAAGAATTATAAAACCAAAATAATGAACCTTTCCCGTAATTTTACATTACAAGAACTAATAAAATCGGATACTGCAATCCGTTTAAATATTGATAATAATCCTAACGGTGATCAAATAGATAAATTAAAACAGCTATGCGAAAACGTATTACAACCAGTAAGAGATCAATTCGGAAGAGTTAAGGTGACTAGCGGATTTCGTAGTGTAGAACTTTGTAGAGCTATCGGTAGCTCAGAAAATTCACAGCATGCCAAAGCTGAGGCCGCAGACTTCGAAGTGTTAGGTGTAGATAATGCTGAAGTTGCAGATTGGATAAATAAATATTTAGAAACAGATCAACTCATTTTAGAATTCTATACGCCAGGAGAGCCTAATAGTGGCTGGATCCATGCAAGTTGGATACCTTACCAACCTAGAAGACAATTTATGCATGCATATAGAGAAGATAAGAAAGTAAAATATAAACCTATAATAGGAAAGGCGGTTGATTTAGTATGACAATAGGTAGATCACAAATGACTCAACAAATAGACGGTAAATTACGTGGAGCGAGAAAAAAGAAACGATTACAAGTCAAAAAGAAACCCAATAGCAAAAAACCTAAGGTCTTCAAAGTTTAAGCAAAAAGTGGTACAATCTAAAAAGTTGTACAACAGAAAAAGGCTTAAACACAATGACTAAATTATGTGCTAGAGGCAAAGCGGCCGCTAAAAGAAAATTTAAAGTTTATCCCTCAGCGTATGCTAACGCATACGCATCTAAAATTTGTGCAGGTAAAGCAAAAGACCCATCTGGTGTAAGAAGAAAAGATTGGGGCCCTAAAAAAATGCAAAGCGGAGGATCTGCAGGTTCTGGTGCTGCAAGTTCTTCTGGTGTAAGGAGATTAAAAATGTCAAAAAAATTAAAAACAGAAAAAGCTTTTATTGGTAAATATATCAGTAAAATGGGAGATACTATAAAATCAGTTGTTGGTAAAAAGAAAACTGCTACAGCAACACCTGGTGCACCTAATGTAAGTGATAATGTAAATCAAGGAAAATTTAGTCCGCTAATAAAAAAAGCTATGCAAGACGGAATTTTGAAAACAGCAAATAAAGGAAAAATTATAAACAAACCAAAAAAACAAAATAAAAAAATGCCTAAAGCTAGAGATATGGCTATGGGTAATAAAAATATTGTATATGTTGGAGATCCGTTTATCGTTGATGGTAAAAAATTTGATCCTGCGAAAAAGTTTCCAAAAACTTACATGAGACCTGAAGGTGCTAAAACATATTCTAAAGGATCAATTATAGATCATGCTAAAACACATAGACCTAGAATGACAACTGAAACAGATCAAGAATATAAAAAAAGAACAGAGTACAATGGTTCATATATAAAATCTGAAATAGGTGGTAAAAAAGTTTCAAACAAATCCTATGAGAATTATTACAAAGATTTACTTTAATGGCTGAGAAAGGTTTAAAGAAATGGTTTTCAGAAAAATGGGTAGATATTGGAGCCAAGCGAAAAAATGGAAAATATCAACCTTGTGGGAGATCTACGTCAGGTGGCTCTTCGAAGAGGAAATACCCCAAGTGCGTACCACTTGCAAAAGCCACAGCAATGACAAAGTCAGAAAAGGCGAGTGCTGTAAAGAGAAAAAGAGCAGCAGGTAATCCTGGTGGAAAACCTACAAATGTTAGTACATTTACAAAGAAATACTATGGGGGTATGATAGACCTATGAGTAAGAAATATACATTTACAATGGTTGTTGTTAAACCTACAGGTAAAGGTGGTAAACCTTTAAAACCAAAAGAAATAAAACCTAAAAATAAATCAACAGGTGGATCTATTGAAAAAGTACCTGGTGGTTATTCAAAAGAAGGATCAGGAAGAATTAGTGATAAAGGATTAAAAGGAAGAAGTCCATCACAAGCTTTTTCTGAAAAAGAAAAAAGAATGGAAAATACTAAACCCCAAGGCATGACAAAAAAAATGGGTGGAGGTATGATGAAAAAATACAATAAAGGAGGACAAATGCTTAAAGGCGGTCAAAAAAAATTAGATAAAAATAAAGATGGTAAAATATCTGGTGAAGATTTCAAAATGATGAAAGCTAAAAAAGGTGCAATGGTTACAGGTAAAAAAGAAGAAGATGATGTTTCTAAATATTTAAGATCAATTAAACTTCCAGATGCAAAAGATATAAGAGATATAGTTAAGAAAAAAGCTAAAGGTGGTGAAATGAAACAGGGTTATGGAGCTGCTAGACAATCTGGTATGGGATTACAAGATGAGAATTTAGTTCCAGGTAAGTCAATGGATTACTATAAAGACTTAATGTAATAAAGGATATGCATGGCCAGACAAAAATTAAAAGTAAAAAAGTTCAGAGGCGGTGGAGGCTATCAAGGTGGTAGAAAAGATACTCCTGCTGGAGCAGCTAAAGCTGGCCCTGTAGAAAGACCTGGTAACTACCAAGAAAAACAAATAACTGGCCCTAGAGATCCTGGAATTCCAACAGAATCAATTACAAATATTGGAGACAACCTAAAAGCTAGACAAAGAGCTATGGGTGTAGCAAATATTATACCAGGTGCTCAAGTTGTAAATGTTGCAGGTGCAATAAAAGATACTGCAGTTGGAAGAAGAGCAATGGGTATGCCTCTCATATCAGGAACACAACAAAAATTAAAACAAATGAGTGGAAGAGGTGGAGATAACACTGTTACTTGTCCTCCAGGATTTGTAAATGTTGGTGGACAATGCGTAAGAGCTGCATCTAAAGGCGGTTCAATTAAATACTATAAGGATTTATTATAATGGCTACTTCAGGAACAACATCATTCGATTTAAACATAGACGATATTATAGAAGAAGCCTTCAATCGTTGTGGAGTTAGAACAAACTCTGGTTATGATTTAAAAAGAGCAAGAAGAAATTTAAATATTTTATTTTCAGAATGGGGTAATCGTGGCGTTCATCTTTGGAAAGTTGAATTACAAACACAAGCTTTAACTGCTGGTACAATATCATACACAGTTCCAACAAATGTATCAGATGTATTAGAAGCTTATATTTCAACTACTTCAGGAATAACTACATCAACAAATGATATATCTTTAACAAAAATAGATAGATCAGCTTATGCTGCTTTACCTAATAAAGGTACACAAGGACAACCTTCACAATATTTTGTTGATAGACAAACAACACCAGTAATTAATTTATATATTGCACCTGATGCTACCACATATACACATTTAAAATATTATACTATTAACAGAATTGAAGATGCAGGAGCTTACACTAATACTGCAGATATTGCTTACAGATTCATACCATGTATGGTTTCTGGTCTAGCATATTATTTATCTTTTTTAAGTAATCCAGGATCAACTCAAGGTTTAAGATTAGCTTACGAAGATGAATTACAAAGAGCTTTAAATGAAGATGGTCAAAGAACATCAGTATATATTTCACCACAAACATTTTATGGAGATGGAGTGTAATGGCAACTAGAGCATCAGGAAAATACGCACAAGCAATTTCAGATAGATCTGGTCAAGCTTTTCCATATAGAGAAATGGTTAAAGAATGGACAGGAGCCTTCGTTCATATTTCTGAATTTGAACCTAAACACCCTCAGTTAGATCCAAGAAGAACTTCAGCAGATGGTGTTGCATTAATGAATGCTAGACCTCAAACATTTACAGTTTTATCTGGTGGAGGTGGAGGAATTGTTGCTAATTTAACTTTACCAGGAGATTTTGCTTTTAGTTCTAATGGCATGCAACCTGATGATGGCTCTGCACAAAATAGAGGTAGACAAGTATTATCTAATATTGGTCAAGTAACAGTGGGGATAACATAATGGCAATTAGTTATTCAAATTTTTTAACTCAAGTAAGAAACTATACTGAAGTTGATTCTAATGTTTTAACAGATTCTATAATAGATCAATTCATAAGACAAATTGAATTAGATGTTGCAGGTAAAGTTGATTATGATGATTTAAGAAAATATTCAACTTCTAATTTTATTACCTCTCAAAGATATCTTTCATTACCAGCTGATCAAGTCATAGTTAGATCAGTACAAGTTTTTGATGGATCTGGAGATAGAAATTTTTTAGAAAAAAGAGATACAAGTTTTATATCTGAATTTAATAATTCTGGTGCAACAGGATTACCAAAATATTATGCAATGTGGGACGATTTTAATTTAGTAGTTGCCCCTACACCTGATGATACTTATCAAGTACAACTAAACTACATAATTGATCCACCACATTTTACATCTACGAATAATACATTTTTGGCACAATACCAAGATGGATTACTTTTATATGGTGTACTTACAGAAGCTTTTTCTTATTTAAAAGGCCCAATGGATATGTACAACCTATATAAAAGCAAGTATGATGAAAGTGTACAAGCTTTTGCTCTACAGCAAATGGGTAGAAGAAGACGAGGAGAATACGATGAAGGGGTTCCTAGAATTAAGGTACCTTCTCCATCGCCATAACAATTTTTAACAGGAGGAAAATATGGCAATTACAACTAACGCAATATGTAACTCTTTTAAGGAAGATACACTTAAAGGTTTACATGATTTCACACCTACTACAGGTGATGTTTTCAAATTAGCATTATACGATTCATCAGCTTCAATTGGTGCTGACACAACTTCATACGCAGTAGGAATTGCTGGGCAAGTTGGAGATACAGGTCAGTACGTTGCAGGTGGTGGAGCATTAGTAAATGCTTTAGTATCAGTAAACGGAACAACAGCTTTTGTTGATTTTGATGATTTATCATTTACTGGAGTTACTTTAACTGCAAGAGGTGCATTAATTTATAATACATCTGAAACTAGTAAAGCAGTAGCAGTTTTAGACTTTGGAGGAGACAAAACAGCGACAGCTGGAACATTTACTATTCAGTTCCCAGACGCAAATGATACTCAAGCTATTATAAGAATTAGCTAAGGAGTTTTAAAATGGCATCAACTTCTTCTTGGGGTGAAAACGCTTGGGGTAATGGATCCTGGGGAGAAGGTGGTGTCAATGAAACCGTAACCTTTGAAGGTTGGGGTGTCGATTCATGGGGCAGTGATCCGTGGGGCGAAACATCTGTAACCACAGATGCAGTATCTACAAACATAGGTTCAGTATCCATTCAAATTGATGTTAATCAAAATGTAACTGGACAATCATTAAGTATAGTAACAGGTAATGAAGGGGCATTCTCAGATGTAGGTGTTGATGTTACAGGAATAAGTTTATCAACAGATATAGGTTCTGTAGAAACATTAAGACTTCAAGGCGTTACAGCTTCAACGGGAGTTGGAACAGTTGATATTGCAGCTAATGGAAATATATTTGTAAACGTTGCTGAACATACAATTAATACTGCAGTTGGTCAAACAGTTGCAGATGCAGGTGCTTCTGTACCTACAACAGGAAATAATTTATCTTCAAATATTGGTTCAGTAATTGCTAAAGCTGATGTAAATGTAGAAGTAACAAACTCAGCACCTTTATTCCAATTTACGACAGAAGGGAATGCACAACTTTCAACTGCACAAGCTAAATTTGGAACAGCATCTTTATTATTAGATGGTACCGATGATTACATTGAGACAACAACTAATTTAGATTTAAGTTCTGGTGATTTCACAATTGATTTATGGATTAGACCTGACAACGTTACAGGTTATAAAGGCATTTGGCAATCAGGAACAAGCACAACAGAACAATCTTATTTATTAGGTAATCAAGTTTATTGGACTATAAACCCATCAACAATTATTACTACTTCGGTTACAGTATCTGCTGGTGTTTGGACTATGTTATCTTATGAAAGACAAGGAAACACTCACAGAATATATAAAAACGGAACTTTAGAAGATACAGTTTCTACAGGTAATAAACCTGATAACGGTCTATTTAGTATTGGTAAAAATGGCTTTGGTGACTTTAATGGTTACATAGATGAAGTAAGAGTTTCAGATATTGCAAGATACACAGGATCTAGTTTTACAGAACCTACTTCAGAATTTGAATTTGACTCTAATACTAATGTTCTTATACATTTAGATGGAGCTAACGGATCAACAGATATTAAATCTGCAGATGACACTTTATTTGTAGGATCAACAGCAATCAATTCAGTAGAAGCTATTCCTGCTCAATTAGTAGACGTTACAGGAATTCAATTAACTACATCAATTGGAGAAGAAATTCCTGCAGGTAACGCAAATGTTACACTAACAGGTCAATCTTTATCTACAGGCATTGGACAGGTAGATGCAGTATCGGTAGCTGAAGTTACAGGTATTAGTTTATCTACAAATATAGGTAGTGTTACCACACAAGCTAACGCTGATGTAAATATTACTGGCGTAGCATTGACTACTGCTATTTCTAGCACTAGAATAACAGCATGGGCTGAGGTTAACACTGGAACCACCGTTACATGGACAGAGGTTGATAGAGCGGCTTAATAAGAGTATTATAATTATAGGAGATTAAATTTATGGCATCTACATATACCCCTCTTGGTATAGAAAAAATGGCTACTGGAGAAAACTCTGGTACGTGGGGAGATAAAACAAATAATAACTTAGATTTAATTGAACAATTAACAGGCGGATTCAAACAAGTATCTATTGCTGGTGGTGCACAAACCACAGATTTAGATGTTGTTGATGGTAATACAACTGGAACAGCTCAAGCAAGAATGATTGAGTTCACAGGTACTATTACAGGAAATCAAATTGTAACCATTCCATTAGATGTAGAAACTTTTTATTTTTTAAGAAATTCAACAACAGGTTCTTTTACTGTACAATTTAAATATGTATCAGGTTCTGGAACGTCAGCAACTTTTGCAACAGATGATAAAGGAGATAAATTATTATTTGCTGCTGCTGATGATGGGACTAACCCTAACATAAAAGAAATAGCTTTAGCTTCACCTCCAGGTGGATCCGATACACAAATTCAATTCAACGATGGTGGAACTTCTTTTGGTGGTTCTGCAAATTTAACTTGGGACGGAACTAACGTTACAATTGACGGAGAAGGTGCAATTAGATTAGGAGATAATACTGGAAGTGCCTACGTTGGTTTAAAAGCACCTGCAACAATTACAGGTGATTCAGCTTATACATTAACTTTACCTGTTGCTACAGGAAGTGCAGATCAAATTTTAGTTACAGATGGTTCTGGAAATT